AGAACGTATGGATCGTGAGTAAAAATGATGTGCATTTAGAGGTTTTGTCTTGTGACAATTTTCGCACATCCCATATTCTTTTATTTTGTCTGCCCATAGCTTATCTAGTTTCTTTGATAATGATTTCTTCACAGAGGTTTAGAATGGGGGTTCATCCTCTGTGGTTTCGGATGCTGACTTACCTTCTAATATATTAAGTAAATTCATCATATTAGCTTCTACGACCACCAAATCCCCAGTAGTTAATGTTGTATTTTTCTTATCAACTAAGCTCAAAGCTAACTTCAAACATACCTGCTTATGTATATCGTGAGTCCTATTATCTATTGTATTATTTGAAGAAGAAACCATAGGTTTAGGCTGAGTATTCCCTTGAGGTATTACGTTCCATGCAAACTTATTAGGAGCGTACTCATCTTTTCTAATATTAACTGTAGCACCCTTACCAAATGTACTAAGTTTTTTATGTAGGTTTTCTGTTGCAAAAAAGCTAGTTTCCTGACCTTCTTTATTTACTCCATACAGATACCAAGCACCATAGGCATTTTGACCTTGCTTTGGCTGATCGTATAATAATTCTACGACATTATCTGCATCCTTCGATAACTTAAATGAATCTTTATTTTCCATTATTTTCCTTTGTTTTTAATATGGTTTTAACTGATTCTGTAATATCTCTCCATTTATCTACATTGTGATCTTCATACGTTTCCATAGATGCACATTCTAAATATGGATCACGACCTTTAAAAAGATCAAGATACTCACTTACTCCTTCAAGTAGATCATCAATGCTATGCCTAACTACTGTTTGTTCTCCCTCTGTATTCTCAAAATATCTACCATCATCATCAGTATATCCACCCCAACAAATCGTAGCCATATATACATCTTGCCTATTCAACTGGAACAACCTTACAGTTATTACGTTCTAATAGCTTTACTACCATCATTCTAATAGCATCAATCTCCTCTTGACTTAGTTCTTCTGGAAACTCTACTCTAAATTTCCCTTGTGTTATTTCTTGTTGAGTGTTCCAATATTTTAATTTCATACGTTCTCCTTATGTTTGAATATAATATACTACGATAATATAAATCAAGTCTAACCTTTAATTAATTCACCCCATAAAGATGTTTTACCATCTACTATCTGTACCATGTGAACTGTAAAAAATCCTGAATGGTAAAAATCAACAATAGCAAAAGCGTGTTGCCAGTTATGTTGCCTGTTGCCTAACCAAGCATTTGATTCTGCACTCATATCTTTTAAGCAACCTATAGACCAAGCTGACTTGACCCCATCAATATGGGTAACGGAAGATTGTTGTATGTCGTGATGATGTCCATACATAACATTACCACCAAGACGAAGGAGGTGGTTACGAGTATGACTAATCCCAGCGAAATGATGTCCATGATAAAAGTTGAGTTTGCCAATCTTGAGCATCTTACCCAGCTTGTGATATTTATAACCACGATCTCCCAATTTAATAGCATTTTTAACCAAAAAATCCTTAGCAAGGTAGGGGTTTTCTTCAACAAATCTATTAAGCCAATCTTCATGGTTACCTTCAACAAAATGTCTCTCCTTTACGTTTGCTTTATCAAGTGATTCATCAATTATATCCATTCCTTTATTAACTTCCTCTATTTCTTTCGTAACAAATGGTAATTGATATTCTAGTGGTGGTCTTTTCTTTTTCTTCCATTGCCAATGAGATACTGACTCCCACTCTCCAGTATCTCCAAGATCAATATAACCATCAGGCTGTATGATCTCAATAGCCTGACAAACAACACTTATAGCTTTCATATCAGCCATAGGAAAATGTTTATCAGGAGTTACTATATACCTTTTAACTTTCATGCTTTCTCCTTATATAATTTTTTAATAGTTTCCTCATATAATGTATTAATAGATTCATCATCTAATCCTTGCTTATCAAATGACTGTTTTCTAGTCATTACTATCAATGGTGCATCAGCCAAACTTGTTGCTCTTTTACCATTTTCACTACAAGTCATTAATCTCCCTAACCATTCCTCTTTAGTAATTTCTTCCAATCCAATAGTCATTAATGGTTTTTTCATAATTCCTCCGATCTCAGCCATCTTTCTAATGATCTATCCCATTCTTTGTAGGTAGCTTGATTTTTATTATATTTGACCCATATCTTGTCAAATTCTTCCCAGTTTCTTTTTCTTAGGTGTCTCAATCCACGATCCATGCTTTGATCATTAACCCTATCATCATCAACCTCTTTCAACCTAGTTAAAAAGATTTTCTTTAAATTCTTCAATGTAGTCCTCATATACTCCTCTTCTTACGTCATACTTTAATTTAGCAGGTTCATTATTTGTAGGTTTACCATTCTTATACTGAAACCTAATCTTTTGAACGTGGATACCTGCGTAATCCTCACTTTCACTTCTATGTCTATGTACAGTTATAGCGTTATCTGCTTTATTATACCAGTTAGCTGATCCTGCAATATCGTAAGGGGTTGGCACTACTGGTTTTCTATCTACTCCATTCTCCATTTTTCTTGGATGTGCTACAATCCAAATGTGCATCTCATTCATCTTTGCAAATGCACTCAGTTGCGAAAGTACCCTCGATACATATAAAGTCTCATTCTCTCCATCTCCAAACTTATGCTCTAATGTATTCCACGGATCAACAACCAATCCCTGCAATCCATATCTATAATTTAATATCTTAGCTTGATCCATGATGTTCTCTATTGTTACAGAGTCCTCTTGTGTACCTATAAATTTAATATGGTCATTTAATAATTTCATTGTACTTCTAGCTGTTTTTTCATCCATCCTATCCTCACCCCAAAATGGCTTAGCAACAAACTTACCAACCAATTTAAGCAAATGATGTTTAACTGGAAAATTCTCTGCTGAGAATATACCAAAGTTCCACCCATAAAGTTTAACCATGTTTATCATAACTGCATCCATCCATTCAGACTTACCCATATTTGGGACACCAGTTATAATCGTGAGTTCACTAGGACTAACTAAATAATGCTGATCTACTGCTGACCATCCAGTAGATAAACCTTTAACATCAGGCTTTAATAATAAATCAATAGCATCATCTTCAACATCTTGCACCATAACAACGCCATCAATAGGGTAAGGGTGGGCATTACTAACTATCTCTTGAACCTTATCCTCTCCGTATTGCATCAGCACTTCATTGACATCCTTGCATCCTTCAGGATATGTCACTCTAAAGCATTTTTCACGCCCTATACGCCTAGATAATTCATCTCTTAGGTGTTTACCTGCCCCATCAGAATCTGTACATAATATGACAGTTTCAGCGTTCATCAGATGTTCCTCTGCTGATAATAAATAACTAAACTTTTTATCACTTGGTTTACTACCCTCAGCAGGAGCACCATCAGGAACAGACACCACATTCATAAATCCACATTCAACCAAAGATAAGGCATCCATTTCCCCTTCAGTTATAATAATAGTTTCCATTCCCTTCATATTGTCAAATCTATAAAAACACTTTTCAGCATTCTTTGATTGTCTGAACTTCTTGTCTCCAGTTCTTGATTTTATATTTACTACTTCCCCATCTTTGTAAAATGGGAAGTGAATCCATCTATTATCGTAACCTATTTTTTCTGCATCTACTGTTTGTTCACTTATCTTGCGATCCTTAAACCACTCATAAACATTCTCAGGTATTTCTGTTTTAGGTGGTGATGGTAATGTTGGCATCGGTACAACCTCTCTTTTTGTTAAATGTTTAACATTTTTTAACGAACCCTTCCAACCACAATGGTGACAGAACCAAATCCCTTCATCAATGTTTACTGCTAAACATGGATCAGATGATTTTTTTCTACTGGTTGAACACTTTGGACATTGTGTCTTTACTTCGCCTGAAGTATCTGTAATGTAAATGCCTTTCTCCTCAAATGTCATTATATCTCCTATTGGTTTTTGTAAGCGTTTAAAATGTTATTATACTTAGTAACTCCATTTCTAGATTTTTTTCTCAATGCCTCGATTGAAAAAATATTACTATGCCAAAAGCTATCTTCCAATGCCCACATCAAAACATTTTTCAGTTCCTCTGGATGGTGCTTGTCTTTAACTATCAAATTATAAATTGTATTTACCGATTCATTTATAACTGACTCATCTTTCCAATCCTTAACCATGTTTGGAAATTTAAAAGACTGAGTTTTATAAAAATGTTTTACTATTGTTTTTATAAACTCCAACTGTTTATTAGTTATCTCCTTATGTAAAGATACTTTACTCTTCTTATTAGAAGTATATATATATCTTATATTATTATCTAATAATATAGCTTGTTCGCTGTTTACAGGGGGTGTCTGCTCTAATGGTACTGTAGGTGCATTATTTAAGGATACCCCATTAAAATCCTCACTATGGGGGTCTTGGATTTGTTTCAATACCCCTACTGTAAACTCATGGGGGGTAAGGGATATATATCTCTTTTTAAATTTAAGTGTATTTTCTTCATTCTCAATAACAACTTTTATAAATCCATACCTTCTAAGTTCTTTTACAAACTGAGAAATGCTAGTCTTGGACAAGTTTAAAACCTTACTAAAGTAACTGTTATTTTTAGTGCAGTAACCACTTGGTTCAATGGTTGCTGTTATTTCTGAATATAAAAGTTTTGAATTAGCTTTTATATTTGGGTGGTGTCTTAATATAGATGGTACCATACCATAATTGCCAAAAATCATTTGTTCTCCTTTTATAAGGGTGAGCCTAAATAAATAAACCCACCCTATTAGTAATAAAAAAACCCCTTTAATATACTCAATTAATATGATCCCTGCAAGGGTTTTAAACAAAGATCATAGTAGGTGCATTTTTTCCCATTAACAACTTGACATTTTTTATTAGCGTAATCTATATTTATCCATTGGTGCAATTTTCTATCCATCATAATACCATCACATTGATAGCCAGTATTATAATTAGCACATTCCTTTTTTATAAATGTCTTAATGTTGTTCTTTTCTCGATTCATTCGTAGCATTTTATTTCAGCTTCCAACAATGCTCAGGCTTTCCATACATACCAAATTTCTTCTTACTTGTCTTTTCCAACTTTCCATCTTTTGTTAAGTTTGATAATGCTCTTCTAATTGAAGTTATAGGAGCATTTACTGATTTAAAAAAATCGCTGTAAATATCAGTAGGGCTTAAAGGTATTTGATGATTCTTAAATATCTCTAATATCTTTTGTTCTTGACTTATTATTTTTTTCTGAGATGTTTTTAATTCATCTCCTTTTAGGTTTGTTGTATTATAATAGCTCATATTTTCTCCTTTTAAGCTAGGGCTTGTTGTGTTAGTGGCATAGTATTTTTTTCTCTCTGAATACGTTTAGAATCTTCTTCAACGTAATTATAAATTTGATCTTTAAACATCTGTAAATAGTGATTAATAGACTCCTCACTTATCTCAAAGTGATGAACAAAATGACTTACAAGAAATCTGTTAAAAACTACTGGTATGCATATTTCAGTAGACCCAAATTCATCGTCATGATTGACCTTGTACCACTCTAGTAAAGCATCTTCAATTAAATCAAATAAATTGTCACAATCTTTTTGGTACAATTTATTTTCTTTTTTATGTTCTTTAGACATTGTTTTTTCTCCTTTTTGTTAAACATTTAACAAATTATTCTATAATAAAATTAAGATTAAAGCCTTGTCTTTTTTTACGCTCTATCTTTTTACCTTCACATTTAGCACAAGTAACTTTTTTCTTTCCATAGCTAGGAAAGTTTTCATAGTACGAGTAGCTACCTTCATCGTAAAATCTAGTATTGAAAGTGTAAAACTCCCAACACTTTTTGCAAGATGTACAGAAAAAAATATCTTCATCTGCTTTTTTTGCATCAAACTCAAACCCTTGAGATTTTTTATACATCACTTCTCCTTTTGTATTCGTTATGAGCAAATTTCTCTGCTCGTTGTTCCCATTTATTATCATCGTGAAAATCCAATCCATTGTGCAGAGCCATTTGACTTGCTTGGTTGTATTTCTTGAGATACTTCTTTAACCCCAATCTTTTACGATCTAGGGCATGACATATCTCATGCAACAATGTTATAATAAATTCTTTTTTAGTTTGTTTGGGGTTCAATATAATAACGTCATCCTCTGCAATATATTGACCTCTCAACTGAAATGAGTCAGTTATAAAATACATAGATTGTAGATTATAACTCTCTATGATCCTATCTATCTCTTTAATCTCTAATTGCATTGATCGTTCTCCTCTTCTTCTTCATTCCAAAAATCGGAGTGTTCCCCACATTCAAGACAAATATCATAGTCTCCATATTTTTCTGCTCCACAGCATTCTGATCTATTCATCACCTCTCCTCTATTTATACGCTTGTTAATAGGGTTACTTCACCTTTAATCTCATAACCACTATCACCTGCATTATGAAGTTCTACATCATTAACCCATTGATTATCTTCAAGATAAATATTTACTTCCATATCATCTGATTGAACCCTAATAGGTAATGTCTTATCTTTTATTTGTTCTAGTTTTTTAATTAGTTCTTTTACTTTCATTATTATTTACCTCTGTTTTTAAAAGCGTAGAGTTTATTGAGACTTACTGCTCTATCTCTATAAAAATCTAGCTTATAGTTAGTGATGTTTAGTTCTGTTTTAAGTTTTGCTACCCATAAAATAGGTAGGCAAAATATAAAACCTAATATAATTGTAAGTATAAAGCTAGTCAACGTAACCCCCTTGTTTTTTATCCTCAAGAATCTCATTAATAAATTTTCTTAGTTTTTTTAACTCTGTATATCTAAATACATCTCTAATTAAATAATATACAAAATTATATTCATTGTTATTTTTCATTATTTATCTCCTCTAGTTAATTTGAAATTATATAGACTAAATATAAAAGTCAAGTTATATTTCACCTCTGAGTTTGCATAATAAACTACAATACATTTTTTTTAATTTATCATACACTATAAAAGCAGATTTTTTATAAACTTTTTTATCTACCTTAAATTCATTTAAAATTATTAAATCGCTACAATGATTACAGTTACTAAAATATTTCATTTTATATATCTCCTTTTATAATTTGTGAAATAGTCTCTAATTTATAAAGCAATGTTTTGGCGTTGCCATTTATACCAAAATATAATTTAACATCCATCAATTTAAAATTTCTATTTGGCTTAATACCTTTAACCCAAAGTTTTAAGGTACCTTTAGTAGTTATTAAATTATAAACTCCCAACGACACCCCATTATAAAACTTATTGCTATGTGGCATTGAGTCAAGGTCTTTTAAAAATTGACAGTCTTTGTCTATTCTTATTTTGTTCATTTGTCACCTCCAAACAATTTTAAACCTATATATCTAAACAATAAAAATCCTAACGTCATAAATAATAATTCAATGATAGTAATTAACATTTTAACTCCCATATTTTAAAAGTTTAATAGCTGTATTTATTAAAGTTCTTAATTCGTGATCTTTTGGTAAATGTTGATTTCTTTCCAAAAAATCATTTAATTCTAAATAATTATCAGCGTTGCCATCAATTAAATGTATCCGATCATTTTTATTTTCAACCTTTGATTTTATAAGTTGCTGAATTGACACAAGGGCAACCCAACCAATAAAATAATCTGACACTCCTCTAATTGCTTTGATTGTTTTTAATGCGTGTTTCATTGTTTACCTTTTTTTGTTAAACGTTTAACAAATTTTTTGACTAAGACGGCAACCTAAATTGCCGTTTCGGATATAAAACCCTCTTCAGTTAGCCTAATTTATTCTATAGCAATAATACCACTCGTTATTTATTTTGTGTTCGTGTTCTTCCCCATCGTAATGGCTTATAAAATGCCCTCTTCCATCTGAACTTATTGCATCATAAATAAACCCTGTTACATCTTTAATCATTGTTAAAATTGCATCGTTTGAATCTTCGCATTTTTCTTGTAATAACTCAAAAACGCTTTCGTCTATATCACTATGAGCAGATAAAAAAGATGGATTAAATGCCCATAATGACCCCAAAATATAATCTTCAGCCGTTTCGTCTGCTTCTTCATCTGTTAAGCAGATCCAATCTTCATCAATAATTAATTCGATTGCTTCCTCTGGTGTTACCTCTGCCGATTGACTTACGGCAATTACTTCAGGATCATTAATAGAATACTTATTTATCATAATCTGTCTTTTCAACTGTTCCTTTTTTAAATGCTCTTTTTTAACTCTTTCAAATTCAGCATAAAATGAAACATCTTGATTATTCTCTCGCATAAAATCAAAGGTTTTTTTATCGCTCCAATTGTGTTTCTGTTGTAAATGCACAAATAAATCAAAGCCGTTTAATTGTACAATGTATTTGTCTACTTGTTTTATCATGTTTTCTCCTTTCGTTTTAATTAGAATCCGAATGATTCAAAATCTTTTAATAATGATTTTGTTAAACATTTAACATTTTCATTTTTCTCTATCTTAAATAATGAACAGATCACGTATCTTCTGCCATCTGTCCAATCTTCCACTATTCCATTTTTAACAGCTCCAACATGGCAAATTGACCCATTAAAACCCATTATGTAATCACCCTTTGGTAAGTACTGATTAAAATTTGAAATGTTTAAACTGTTTTTTGTTTTCAATTTACACAACACTTCTGCATTGTTTTCTATATATGATCCGTTGCCTTTTGTCTGTCTTACTTCGTACCCATTTTTATAATTGTATTTAACGGCATAAGCTTTATAAGTGTAATTATATTTTTCGCATAATTCTATTATGGCTTCTCTCCAACCTGAATAACCTTGTTTTCTCTTTCTGCCGTGCTGATCGTAAAATTTTTGTATTTCTCCGAATGGCTTATTAAATATGACTGAAGAAGCAACAACTGTGCAACAATTCCAATCTTGTTTATATTCTTTTGTTTGAATTATTTCTGAGTATTTCATTTATTTCTCCTTGCACCCAAAAAGCCGAGTAAATGACTCGGCTCAAAGGGTTTAATATATGGAGAGATTTATTCAGTAATTATAAAATCTCCATCTTTTAAAGTTATTTCCTTTGGATCGTATCCACATTGTTCTAAAGCTATTTTTAAAACATGATTGAAAGTCTTATCATTCTTTTCAATTAATTTTTCCAACTGTTCTAAAAATCCCTTTTTTTCTGTCTCTTCTTTCGAGACTAGTACAACCCTTACAGATTTTTCATCTGTCTCATTAAACTCTAAAGGCTGTCCATTTGTAACACTACAAAAAATATTTTCAGCGTTCTCAATCATTGGCTTATTTACCTTTCTAATTGTTACGCTGAAATTTTTAACCTTATCACCTAATAAACTTTTTTGAGTGGATTTCGCTTTAATTAAGGTTTGGAGTTTAGTCCTTAAGAAGCTTCTGACCTCTTTTTGTTTATTTTCGTCTTTATCTTTTAGAAGCTTATCAAGTGCCTTAGTAAAATTGCATTGCCCTTGCTGATCTGCTTTTAATACGTCTGCTTTTATTTGATCTGTAAGGTGTTGATCTGCTCCCATACTTTTAATACCTAACTCTATTAACTGAGTTGCTTCTTTTATTGTTTTCATTTGTTCTCCTAATGCCCCGAGGGCGTTGATTAATGTTGATAAATCTTAGGTATTACTAGAATTAAATGCAACAATTATTTGTTAAATATGTAACAAAATATTTACACCTTATATATGTAAGAAGAAAAAACTACAGTTTTTTAGCTGAATTAATGACAGTTAATTCAATTATTTAGGTAATTATCTAGAATACCCTTTAAACGCTCTAAACCCTATCTATTTAGCATTATTCTAACCATTCATACATTTACATTAAAAAAAGTTTTTATGGCTTTCTGGGCTATGTTTACGGCTTTTCCTCTCAGTAAAACGCTCATAAAGTGCGACCTAAATCATCATACAACAAAACAATGAGAAATCAAAGATATTTATATATAGAGTAGTAATATTTAATTGGAGCCTTTTGTCTAAATGCAAAAATTATTTTTTTGGATCATTGGAACTTAAATTGTTAACGAAACTATCTCGCATAATGCAAGGAAAAAAGGTAATTATCTTTAAAAAACAATTGGACTATTTACCATTAAAGCAAGTTAAAAATAATTAAATTTTCCTTGAGTAGGGATGGCGTAGGTACTTAAATGCTACTTGTTTTCTCTTAGTGGGGTAGGGCGTATGAATAAAAAATTTTATTGGTGAGTAAGCATTCCCCATAAAATAAATAAAAACAAAGTCCTACAGTCCGTTCCGTAAAAAAGTCCAAAAGAAAGTCCATAAAGCCTTGTATAAAAGTCAAAAGTTCCGTATAATATACCATAATGAGTGTTAATATACCATCAAAGATCAAGCCATCTATGGTTATTGCTATAGACCTTCTTGTTAATGACCCAGAGGCTAAAATAACAGATGTTGCAGAAAAAGCAGGGGTTACTAGGGCTACTGTACATAACTGGTTAAAAGACCCTGAGTTTGTAGAGGTATTCTATCAGAAGTATATGGTTACTTTTGGTTCTAGGTTGCCAACTGTACTTAACAGTATGGTTCGTGAGGCTGAGGCTGGGAATGTGCAGGCTGGTAGATTGGTTTTGGAACACTCAGGTAAACTTATCAAGAGAGTTGAAGTCAACAATCACCAAAGTCCTTTTGAAAAGTTTCTTACTTCCCAAGCTTCTGACATGGAAGAGGTTGAAGTTTTAGAGGCTGACTATGAAGATGTAGAGGTTTTGCCTCAAAGACCTGTGATTCCAGAAAAACCACCCACCAAAAAAGAGTTATCTACTCAACAAAAGAAATCAGATAGGAAAAATGAAAAGCGTAGAGAGGCTAGACGTTGGAGGCAGAGAGCTGAAGCCGTAGGCATTGGTAAACCAAAAATAGGTAGACAAACCCCAGCACAAAGAAAGGCTTGGCAGGAACAAGTAATAAAAAGAGAAAAAGCACTCAATATTGCTTCTTAAAGGTCTTAACATCATAAGACTTACATTCAGGACATTCCTGATCTCTATCAACTTCAACAGCTAATACTTCCCATACCCATTGACAGTTCATACATATGCAGTTTATGAGTTTAAACTTCTTCAACTTATGCTTTTCCCCATTGTTCTAGCTCTGCTGAATATTTTACTAACTCTTCCCACAATTCTTTATTAAAAGGCATATCAAAGTTTATCATTGGAGTATCCATAGAGTTTTTAGCTAAAAAACCTAACAAATCGTTATTCATTAGAGATAACTCTTGCAATCTTTCTAGTTTTTTATTTAATGCCTCTATTGAGGATTCTTGAGCAGATAAACATTCAAGCAATAAGCGTAATAAATGATCTTCTATTCTATTCATACTCTAATATAGTTAGAGCATATTGCTTAATACAATGTTTATTATTTTTTTAAGGCATTATTTACACTTTCAATAAATTTTTTATCTAATTTTTCTTTATTTTTAGCCGTTGTAGTAATAAAAGGTCTAGCTTTTACTACTTTATCTGGAATCATTGAACCAGAAGCTGTTGTAAAACCTTCTTCATGTTTAAAACCATAATGAATCATTTCTAAATGGTTTTTATTTTGTTTTATGCTATTGTACAGCTTTCCACTTGCTTTTAATGGAGGAGTTCTTCTTTGTTTCCTTTTTGTTCTAATATCCTTAGTAATGTCGCTTATATCTGGTCTTACACCCTTATCAATCTTTTGCTTTGTGCCTTCCGCTGAGTCTTTTACAAAGCCTTCTGTATATTGATTGATTATTTTATCTAAATTACTTGATAACTTACCAAAACTAAAGTTTGTTGTTATTTTTATATCCATTATTCTTGTTCAATTGGATTTTCTTGAGGTTTTTCGGTTATTTCTTGCTGATTTACTGTTTTATTTTCATTTATTATCTTTTGAGCTTGCTTTACTGTTAGGTCTTTATTGTCACGAACCATTATTTTTGCTCTAGTAGTTAGATTGTTTTGAATATCAAATTGATCCTTTAATATCTGATCTTGAACTGTTTTAGGGTATTCTACCTCTTCAAAATCTACTCCAAATTCTTCTGAAAGCTCTATTCCATTATATTCAGCAATAATACGTTCCACATTATAAAAATCTTGTTCATACATCCTCCAGAGAGCAATATCATCATAATAATCCTCTTTTCTTTCCATATCTTTAATCATTAGAGATATTCCACTAGGAACTTCTCCACCTGACTCTGCCCATTGTATCCATAGGTGATTATTTGTTGCCACAAGCTCCATTTGAAATTTAATATTCTGTATAGCTTCCATAATATTGCCTGATGGACTTGTAATGTTATAAGCACCATCTTCCCCCATGTCTAAAATAGTATTAGAACCTGCTCTAAGCATACTTTGGTCTGCTCTTAGTCCTGTAACCCACGGCTGACCAAACATATTAAACCTCATGCCTAAATTCATTTCAGTAAGAGCTATATTTACCTGTTCATTGCAATTTATGATGTCAGATGCTCCTTCAACAAAAAATGAATCTACTTGATCCTCTCTATGAGTAAAAACAAAAGGGATAATTCCATAAGGGTTAGGTGACTCACTTAACATTTCGCCTTCTTCATCCATAAGTCCATACTTTTCATTATCCCAATACTCCCATTGCATATTGTCTGTATTGGAAAGATCGGCTGTATTATTTAATAATGGATAAATTATAGCATTTGGAGTAAATGGATCATCATCAAAATATGCTTCAAAGTAATAGATAGGTCTATAATCAAAAAACTCACCTTTCCAATGCACCCTATTGGCAACAGTACCTAATAACCTAGTCATTCTTTCTGAATGTTTCATCCGAACATCTTTTGTAGGGATTAATTGCTCATATCTTGCTGTTGAGCCTCCAACAGTTCTTTTAGCCCCTAAGCTGTAGATTCTGCTTATCTTATTAATAAATTTTCTTGTAAAATTTGTAATACTTGGGGGAATTTCTCTAAAAGCATCTCCATTGAAGTAGTTAGTTATATATTGCTCTACTGACACTCCAGAATAGTAATCTAAATGTTTTCTTATCTCATTTCTTCTGGCATGAGAAATCATTAGTTTTGTTTCTAGTAATTTATCTTTTAATACTCGTTGAATCATCTTTGAATCCTTTTCATTTCGTTATTCCTCATAGGAAACCTATTAGTTATAAAATATCTGAAAGCATCATTTCCGTGGTCATGGGTACCATCTTTTAACGGCTCTTCCTTTATTGGTTTCCCATCTTCACTTTCAGGGTATCTGTATTCCTCAAAATCCTCTATTAATTCTGTACATTTTTTATCTACATGAACTCTCCTTACTCCATCTGCACTTTCAAAAAAACCTCTAGCGTATGCTATACTAGCAACAAGATTTCTGCTCATTCTATCTCTTGCTGATATTATCCTTATCCCACTACGTCTAAATATTTCCATATCACCAGCCCCACTTTGCCCTTGAACATTGCTACCAGCAGGATCGCCATAAAAAGACATAATAGGATAGCCTTTTGTCTTAATCATTTTAATTAAATCTTCTGTTTTAATATTTTGTTTATGTAAAATAGAGTCAAAGACACGAATATGTTCTATTTCTCCATCCCAGTATGTTTGCAAGAATAAAACGGCTGGCATACGATAACCAAAGTCAATAGAGCAATATGTAGGTAGATTAGGGTCATATGGAAACTCTCCAGTATCTAAGTCTCTATTAAAATCCCAAACTTTACCCTCAAATACAGAAAACTCTGCTCCGAACTCTTGTCCAAAAAGCTCTTTAGACATATTTCTTTTTCTTTCAATAATAGCAGGGTCACTCAAGCCTAATGGAAACTCATGCTCATTTATCCATGATGGGGATGTGTGACTTTCCCACATTGGATCATCTGCTCCTAACTTAAACAAATCATATATCCAGTTTCTACCTTCTGGTGTTGTTATAAATATAACTTTACCTTTTCTACCTGCAACTGTTGGAGATAAGTACATATCCCAAATCTTTTTATTCATTTTGGCAACCTCATCAATTACTAAAAGGTCTAAACCTTCACCAACAAGACTTGATGGATTATCTGCTGACATTCCTTCTACAATTGTACCCCATTTAAAACGAATGTACATATCTTTTTCTGATGCCTTATCTACATCATCTGCATGACCAATAACCATACGTTGCCAAATTTCACGAAAAATTAGTCTAGCTTTTTTGTAAGACATCCCTACCACCCAAATTCTTTTATTTGGCTGAGATGCTACATAAGTAGCTTCCATTGCACTTGCCCAAGTCTTACCAAATCTCCTGCCACAAACTACCACTTGAAATCTAGCATCTTGCTTTGTAGGGTAATGCAAAGGGATTTGACCACTATGAGGTTTGTAACCTAAATAGTCAAACCATTTTTTCTTAAATTCGTAATTTTTTTCTTGCATTAGATTACTTTACTAACTTACATTATGGTATCACTTTAATGCAAGGATAAATCTTGCATAATTCACAACTCACTAAAGAGGTAAAAATGTCTGAAGAAACGACCATCGAGCCAGATGTAAAACAGGAAAACGTCACTAAAGACGAAAACAATGTACCGATTTCAAGATTAAATGAAGTTATTTCAGAAAGAAATGCACTTCGAGAGAATCTTGAATCTTTTAAAACCAAAGAAGAGGAAGATAGGCGAGCTAAACTAAGAGAAGAAGAGAAATGGCAAGAGTTAAATCAAGACCTTGCTACTGAAATTGAATCCTATAAGCCTTATAAGGAAAAATGGGAGTCAATGGATTCAAAACTTCGAGAAGTTGCTTTAGCTAAACTTCCTGAATCTAAACGAGAAAAATTTTCCAATGTTGAGACAGAAGTTCTTTTAGATATAGTTGAAGAATTTTCTGACATAGAAAAACAAAACCCACCTGATAGAAAAGGAACTGTACCTACAGGAACTACTTCTGACTGGGTTTCTATGCCAGAAGATCAACGAAGAAGCAACTGGCAAGCAATATTGGAGTCATATATAAAAAGGTAAAATAAATGGCTAAACATTATCAAGGTAGTCCTGTAACGACTACAACTGACCAACATTTTATACCAGAAATTTGGGCAGATGGAATCTATAAGTATTTTGAACGTAAAACTGTCTTTAGGGGATTAGTAGATGATTATTCCGCTTTAGTTGGTTCCAAAGGCTATGGAGATGCAATTAATATTCCTGAAATGAGCCTTGTAAGTGCTTCAGATAAAAGTGCTGGTTCAGATGTTTCTTACGATGCAACTGCAACCACAACAACTCAGTTGGCAATTAATAAACATAAATATGTCGCTAAACTTTTTGAAGATGTGGCTTTAATTCAATCAGAAGCTGATTTAGTAGCTAAATACTCAAGAATGATGGGTGAAGCTCTTGCTCGTCAAGTAGATGCCGATATATGGGCTGAACTTGATGGTTTGAATCAGTCTCAGGCTCTTTCTGCTGACGATACTCTAACAGCCGCAGTTTTTGAATCTGCATTAGCTAATTTAGGTGAAAATGACATTCCTTATATGGATGGTCAATGTGCAATGGTTGTTAACCCAACTTTATTTGCAGATATACTTAACCCTTCTGCTGGTATAGCTCAATACTTTATTCGTAATGATGCTGTCGGTGAAGGAAATCGTGGACTACGTTCAGGTATGGTTGGGTCACTTTACGGAATTGACGTATATATGTCAAATACTGTATCAACTGCTGGAACAAGCTCTACAATCTCAGGTGCTATTTTTCATAAATCAGCGTGTGCTTTTGCTTCTCAACAAGAGGTAAGAGTCCAGTCAGAATATTCTGTAGATGCATTGGGAACTAAGGTAGTTTCCGATTTGTTATACGGAGTCAAGTTAATTGATGATTCTGATAATAAAAAAGGTGTTAAGTTTACTAACGTAGACTAATACTTAGTATTACTCATAACTATTGGGGGCATAACGCCCCCTTTAGTTAAACTAGGAATAATATGATACAATATTTTAAAAAACCTAATCTTGGTAAAGTCGAAAGACTAGAAGAAGAAACTTTAAAAAAACACCCTGAAAAATTAGAGAATTTACTGGCTAAAGGATATATTCAAGTTATGGGAGAAGATAACTATGCTGAATATAAAAAGCCATCAATCGCTAAAAAGGTTGCTAAAAAGGTTGCTAAAAAAGTTACCAAGAAAATGAAAAAATAATTAGACCAAAGCACGATCTCATTCACGCTTTGTCATAGCTTAGAGAGGAAGAAAAATGGCAGACCTACA